AATTTATATAAGTATTAATAAAATGGTATAATACAACCAACGCAAATACAAATATATTGAATTTCAAAGACATTTTGGTAAATAATAAAAATAATACCCATATTGATACTGAGTTTCTTAATAAAATCATGGGATTCGGGTTACTTTCACTAGCAAAATCTAATGAAACATAAATAATAAATAAAATGACCACATGTTTGGCTAACATATTTTCAGTTAATAATTTTTGTGTCTTACATCCTAATGTTTCGGCAATAAAATTACCAGATATAGCTAATATTAATAATAATACTCCATTCATAATATTATCGGCTTTTTCTACGGTATTTTCCATATATATATATATATTTATATTGAAAAATTATTTGTTACTAATAGTTTCCATAATTTTTGATGTTACTAAATAGGGGTCACAATTTGAACTTGGTCTTCTATCTTCAAAATAACCTTTTTTATTTTTAACGGTTTCTATTCCTCTTCTAATAGACGCACCCCTATCAGAAATACCATCTGTGAATGTATTATAATCAGCTGTTTCAAATTTACCTGACATTCTTTCTTCATTTCCTTCTCCATACACTTTCATATGTTCTATATGCTTTTCTCTTAATTTATCAATAGCTTCATTTATATATTCTAATCCAGTTTTACTTCCTTTACCCTCTCTCATAAATACAGTGCTAAAATTTGTATGACAACCGGAACCATTCCAATTTCCTTTTAAATACTTTGGTTCTAAACTAATTTCTAGACACTGTGTATCTTCACATAGTCTATTTAAAATATATCTTGCTACCCATAAATGATCCCCCGCTGATATGCCTGTACTGGGTCCAACTTGAAATTCCCATTGACCGGGTGCTACTTCTGCATTTATTCCCGATATTCTGATTCCAGCATATAAACAATATTCTAAATGTTTTTCTACCAATCTTCTTTCAAATACATTGCCTCCTCCCACACCACAATAATACTGTCCTTGAGTATTAGATTCATTATAACCTACAGGTAATTTAGTTATTGAGTCTATTATAAAGTATTCTTGTTCTAAACCGAACCAAGGTTGCTCTTTTTCATTTTGGTCAAAAATTTGTTTGGCTAAGTAACGATTATTAGAAGGTAATGGATTATTGTTTGCGTCATATGTTTCACATAATACCAACTTACTAGAAATACCTGTAAATTTTCTGAATGGATCGTTAAACATATTTATAGGTTTTAAAATGACATCTGAATTATCACCTGATGCTTGATTTGTTGAACTTCCATCAAAGTTCCATAATGGTAAATCGTATAAATTTAATCCATCATCATCAGGACAAAAATGAAATATTTTTGTTTTACTTCTTAAATTATTATTGCTATCTATCCAAATATACTCTAAACAGTAACAAGTCATTATAATTAATTATAAAGTTATATTTAAATACAATTAAAAATTAATAAAAAATATTAACCAATTGTTTAGAAAATTGTCCATCGCTAGGGTAATGAAGACCGGTTTTAATTCGCACCGAATTACATCGTTCGGCAATAGCGTCGAGTTGGGGTTGTAATTCTGGATAAGATTTACCTAATTTTTTGGCCAAATAATATGCTTGGAAAGCATGTCCAGCTGGATAAGCTGGTGTATTAGCAGAAACAGATTTTAACACATTTAAATTAGGTTTTATTTGGTAAGGTCTAGGACGATTAATAATATATTTGAAAAATATAATTACATAAGCAACATGAAACTGAGTAATCATTTTATCAAGTTCTTGAATAGATAAAGGAACTATATTAACAAAAGCGGGACTAACACTTTTATCTGTTAAATGAAAAAAATCAATGTCATGTTGGTTTCTTAATTTAATTTCTTTTTCTATTTGTAATACTTCTGTTTCATTATTAGGATAAATACATAATGTAGGTAAAACATAAATATATCGGATAGGTGACACGATAATGAGTATTAAATAAATAATAAAAACATAAAATAATATATTCATATAAAAATGAAAATATTATTTATTTGTTAATTTAAAATCCACCAGGGAATTTTACAAGATTTGCTCCAATACCGAATCCGGCACCAGAACGAGCTCCAACAGCAAGAGAAGGAACATAAGTATCTAAAATACTAAATGTAGCAGCAGCAGTTAAAGCAATAAGAGCAACTTCATCTAAATTAAGTGCTTTCTTTGGGATGGCATAGGCAGCAATAGCAACCATAAGGCCTTCTACGAGATATTTGATAGCTCTCTTGACGAGTTCACCTAAATCTAACATTCCACCTGTCATAGTTATATAAATAAAAAAGAAAAAAATATAATTTAAATAAAGTTCGTAAAAACACTTAAATATTAATATTATAGATATTTATAATGAGTTTTTCTAAACCTGTCAATCCAAATGAGCCACCAGAGGGTGTAACACTACAAAAAAATACAGATGGAACAGAAAACCCTAAATATGTTGATTTATTAGATGAAGATAAAGCAATAGCAGGACAAAAGTTTGCTTGTATGTCTTTTATCTCACCTGAGCAAATCCTAAAACAAAAAGAAATGTATTTTTTTGAACAATTTATCAAGAAATGGGATTTTTCTAAATCTATGGAAAAATTTCTACAATTTTTAAATTTTATTTCATTTAAGTATCATGTGGATTTTGAAAAAATAACTGAAGATTTTAAAGAATTTTCTAAAGATGAAAAAGATAATTTAGTCGCAACATCTATGGAAGATGAATATAAGAATTTTCTTGATGAGAATGAAGAGGATTTACAAAAGAAATTTGATGAAGATTTTAAGTTTCAGACATCAATTCGTGGAATAAAAATAAGAGGTGTTTTTCCAACTCAACAAGAAGCAGAATTAAGATGTAAGATGCTTCGCCAAGCTGATCCTAATCATGATGTTTATGTAGGACCTGTTGGTATGTGGGTTCCTTTCCATCCAGAGGCTTATAAAACAGGAAGAGTTGAATATATGGAAGAAACCTTAAATGAGTTGATGAGTGAAAAGAAAAAGAATGAGGAAAAGGCAAAGGATGAATTTGACAAGAGAGTAAAAGAAGCAAAAGAGAAGGCTATTGAGGAAAATAAAAAGAAAGCAGAGGAAAGTGGAAATAAATTAACACAAACAATTACTAAAGAAGGAGAACTAGTTTCTGTAGCAAATATGAATACACAGGAAGGAACAATGGGGGAAAATGCAAGTTTAGAGGATGTAAGAAAAGAGTTATTTGAAGGAGAAAATATTGTAACTGATCAAAATACAGATAAAGGTTTAAGTCAATTAACAGAGAATACAGTAACATTTAACCTAGGAGAACAAAAAGAAGAGTAAATAATAAAATATAATATTTAAATGTAATTTTATATATTATATAAATGGTATTTGGGTCAGAAAAAGAAGAGTTTGCGAAAAATGAAATTAGGAAAAAAATAATAGCATTACAAAGAGAGATAAATAAATATGAAAATGATATAATAGAGATAAATGAATCTATAAAGAGGAAATGTATCAAACAATTTGGTAAACATGATTTTGAGAGAGAAATAGATAGTGGACCCTATCCAGAAAGTTGGTGGGTGTGTAAAAATTGTGGCTTTGAAAAATAAAATAAAAATAAATTATTAATATTAGTTAATGGAGTGATTAATTATTCCAGGATATTTTGGAATAATGGATTTAGATTTAACAAATATAGATACACAATTTCATAAAGAAATGATTAATTTACATTTTCAAGAAATTAAAGAATATAAAAAAGACCAACTACAAAGACCTAAACATATTCGTTATGAAAATTGTGTTAAAAGAATGTTAGATCAAATGAATCGAGACCGAGAAATAGTAAAAAAGAGAGAATTAGAAAATAATAAAAAAAAGAGGAAGAATATCAAAAAATAATAAAAGGTGTAAAAAAATAAATAAAGATTGAATTATATTTTTATTATAAAATGCTTCCGAAGATTAAAAGTCTAATATATCCTTTATTAATTTCTAATCCATCTTTTACTTTATTTAATAATGATAATAGATTAGAAAAATCATTTATTATTTCTAGAAATTATAATAATTGTAAAGTTAGTGGGAAATATGATTATTTAAGTCGTTATAGTGATAAAACGAGTATTAATGACCCATGTAATAAAGATATTATTGAATGTATTTTAAAAATATATTATGGAGAAGATACTTATTATGAAAAAATCAGTCATAATCTCATTTATTTAAAAAATGATGATAAACCATATCATAGTAAATTAGAATATAATTTATATAAAAATGACTTACCTATTAAAATATCCGAAATTGAAAAAGATTTATTAAAAAAACTTGATATTTATCATCTTTTTTAAGTTGTTTTACAATATATATATTAAAATAACTTAAAGAATTTACCATTTATTTTTTCTAACACTTATTTTTGGTCCTGCTCCTTTTTTCTGAACACTATTAGGATCATATAATTCATCTTCTTCATCACTATTAATATCTTTAGATAATTCCCAAAATTCTTTTGAACCTAATTTAAAATTACTATGATTCTGAGCTTTATACCAAAAAATTTGATCGTTCAATTTATTTGATTTCGCATTGTTATTTATTACCAAACATTCAAAATTTTCTGTGCATTGATCCATCACTTGACAAAATGACTCAAATGTAGGAAACATACCTGCATAATTCTCCCATATTCTTTTCCTATTTGCTATATACGGTTCTCGTAAAATAAATACATAATCTATATTTGTTCTTAAATTAGGAGGAATACCTAATGGATATTGCATTGTTATTACTAACATTATTTTCCAATGTCTCCCATTCATAAATAATAACCTCATCAATTTATCTTTTGTCCATTTATTATCATATAAACAATCATCTAATATTACAAATGCCCTTGCATCTATATTTGTCCGCTTATATGCTTCCATTTCTTTTTTTATCTGTTTTAATACTGTCTTCTGCCGCTTTAATATATTTTCTATAATTGCTGAATTATATTCGTCATGAATAAATAATTTTGGCACATGTGCACTAAAAAAACCATTTCCCGCTTCAGTTCCCGATATTACTGTTCCTATCGGAATATCTTGATGATAATATAACAAATCTCTTACTAAATAACTCTTTCCCGTATCTCTTCTTCCTATTAATACTATTACAGGACCTTTATTTTCATCTGGACGAAAACTTATATTTTTCATATCAAATTTCTTTAAATCTAAAGTCATAATTATAGTTTTTTAAGAAAATAAAATTATATGATTTACGAAAAATTAGTTTAAATGGTTTTTAAAATTTAGATTATTGATATAAAGATGTCTTTTTCTTTGTATTACAAAAAAAATAAAAATGAACATTTATTTAGGGAATTAGAAAATTCCAACCTAGATCTTAAATCTTTACAAAATTATATTCCTCTTTATGAAAACTTTTTCTCTTTAAATGAATCTAATTTTAATAATATTAATTTAAATCATAAATTTCATTTACACTCCTTAATTAATTCAAAATCACGAAATATACTTAATGCTAACATTATTGACATTTCAAATAATATTAAAAATACATCAGTATTTTGTAAATATTCTCCTTTATTAGACCCTCTTAAACTCTTAACTGGTAAATATGACTCCTCTTTTAATTCAATTACTACATTACCTACTTTATATAATCATAATCAATGTATTCCTAAATTAATTGATAAAAATAATAATTCATATGTAGATGGATTTTTTACTTATTTATCCAGTCAATTATTACATCATTTTAATTTTATTCACGGTATCGATTATTATGGTTCTTTTTTAGCTATTCAAAATAATTTTTTATATAATATTGTTGATGATTTTTCTTACTTAAATGAAAGTAGCTATTTTCATGAAAATACTAATAAATTATTTTTTATTGATAATAAGGAATATGAAAATATATTTAATATTGACTCTAGAAATAATAAAAAAAAAATTATTATTAATGAAAAATTAGAACCTTTAAATACAGATGACTTAAATGAGATTGATTTTCAATTATTTACTAATGAAAATGATAAACCTATTATTATCGATTTAAGTGATGTTTGTATTTATAACACTATTTTACCTGATAAAAATGATTCTGATGACTCATCTTGTAGCTCTAAAAGCTCAAACACATCTATCAATGAAGAACTTGAATCTGAAAATGATGATGACGAAAGTTCACAAGAAAATTCCTCTACAGAAGAAGAGGAAGATGATGTCTATTGTAAGATAAATGAATTCCCTATACAAGTAATATGTTTGGAAAAATGTGAAAATACCCTTGATTTTTTAATGGAAAATAACTTAATTAATAATAATGAATGGACTTCTTGTTTATTTCAAATCATCATTATGCTCTCTGTTTATCAAAAAACTTTTTCATTTACTCATAATGATTTACATACTAATAATATTATGTTTATTCCAACTGATAAACCATTTTTACATTATTATTTTAATGGCACTCATTACAAAGTCCCTACCTACGGTAAACTCTATAAAATTATAGATTATGGTCGTGCTATTTATAAATATAATGGTAAAAATATGTGTAGTGATAGTTTCCATCCAAAAGGCGATGCTGCTTCCCAATATAATTGTGAACCTTATTTTGATTCTAAAAAACCTAGATTAGAACCTAATCCTAGTTTTGATTTGTGTCGATTGGCTTGTTGTATATTTGATTTTTTTGTTGAAGATGTATTAGAAACTAAACAAATCATTCAAAAAAATAAAATTGCTGCTCTCATTTATTCCTGGCTTTTAGATGACAAAGGTAGAAATATTTTATATAAAAATGATGGTGATGAAAGATATCCTGAATTTAAACTTTATAAAATGATTGCTCGTTCTATTCATAACGCTATTCCCGAACAACAAATCTCAAATGAAATATTTAAAAAATATATTGTTAGTAAAAAATCTATTAACAAAAAAACCAAAATTATTAATCTTGATTTAATACCTAATCTCTCTACTGAACATAATTAAATATTTTTACATAGATATAATAAAAATATTTAAAATGATGGATTGTCTACAAAAGCCATTGTTGCCTTATTTCCTCCCTTGATATCTTTTATATCAAATTGACTATATAACATTATACCTACTACAGCCGCAAAATAAACTAATAAAGTCTCTTTTATTATTACTTTCAATGGCTTCTTCTCATCTTCCGGTAAAAATTTCATCTCCAAAAACTTAAATAAAAAGAAAACAACCGAAATCGCTAAAGAATAAATAAAACTTTCTTTCATTTGTATTAACTTAAAATAAAGTTAATATAAATTTAACGAAATTATGTCAATATTTCTATTTCTTCTAAACCTAATGGAGCTTTGTTTAACTCTTTTGGCTTATCTAAATCATGTACATCTAAATCACCTAAGTTTATTTTCTCTC